CCGCAAGACTGGTAACGTATTTCTTCTTTACATATAAAGCTAGTCGTACAGCCTCAGTTAACTGGGACGACATAACCGCAGTAACGAGAATCGTTAATGGTGGAACAAACGGTATTGCAGATAGACGTGCAAAATTTGATGCTTACAAACAAAAATATGCCAGTGGAGTAGTAACAACAGGCAACGGATCAGTGGTAGTCGACGGTAGTGGTAAGCCAATTACTACAGGATCAAGCACACTAGACCCAGGGCCAGAATCTGCTCGCGGAAAGAGCGTACAAAATGCAGCACCTCTAGGTAGTATGAGCAGAACTGATACACCTACTCCTGGCGATATTAGTTCTTCTGGGAAGATACCAGGCTTAGTGAGCACACAACTAAAAGCATTGATGATACAAATTGCTTATACCGAAAGCAACTTTGAATATAGTAAAGTCAATCAATCTCGCGGCTTAATTGGGCGCTATCAGATCAATGGCAACTTGTTAAAAACCTATGGTTATACATCAAGCACTGATGTATTCTCTTCGGGTTCATGGACTAAGAAAGATGGTATTGCAAGTTACCAAGACTGGTTGAACGCTACCGCGGTACAAGAAACAGTTATGGAACAGATATTGAGAGATTACTACTCTGCTCTTGTAAGTAATCGCGGTATCAAAGACGGCGACGATGTTTGTACTGTAGCCGGTATGATGTGTACTGCATATTTCTTTAGAGAAAGCACACGAACCTTTACAACAGGATCTCCGCCAGATCAAGCCAAGTTCTGGAGAGAGCAAGCACAACAAACAAACAGCCAAGGACAGCCTGGCAGCATAGCCTACAACCAAGGAAGATATGCAGTTGATGTGTTAAGTACACAAGCAACCAGCGCTGGTGAATCTAGTGGTACTCCAGCTGGAGAAACTGGGGCAAGCAGTGGAATAGATCCAGTAAGCGTATTGACATTTACCACTGGGTCTGGAGACTATGCTCACTATATGCAACTTGGTGTTGCTATTAGGACTGCAATGGAAAAAATGGCCAAAGAATACAAAGAGCGCACAGGCCGTAAGATTACAATTAATAGTGCTTACCGTAGTCTAGACGAACAGACTGCAATTTACAATGCGTGGTTAGCTGCTGGCGGAAGTAAAACAAACCCCAAGGCAGGTGGATACTATATGCCTAGCAAGCCAAATCCAACTAGCCCACACCCACAGAAAATTGCGTTTGACATTCCAAAGCAAGATATTGCTACATTAGTTGATCTAGGATTGTTAGAAAAATATAAATTTACTTTCCCATTCCCCGAAAAGGACCCTGTACACATACAATTTAAGGCTTAAATACTACTATGCTAAAGTATCGCGGATTTAACACAATCAACCAATTTAAGAAGTTTAGATTAACTGATGTTGAGTTAATTAAACGCGACCTACTGAACCACTTCCAAATTCGTAAAGGCGAAAAGCTAATGAACCCTGAATTTGGAAGTATTGTTTGGAATCTATTGTTTGAGCCCTTAGACGAAGAAACTAAACAAATACTACAAGATGATGTTAAGCGTGTGGTTAGCTACGATCCTCGACTAAGTGTTGATCAGGTACTAATTGACCAACTTGATCACGGACTGCAAATACAAGTTAGTCTTACATATTTGCCCAATAACACAAATACAATAATGAACTTGACCTTTGATGGCGAATCAAATCAAGTTACAATGTCTTAATAATACCATATTTTTATAGCCATAAATACTGAATATAGGTATAGATATGGCTACCACTACCCGTCAAACAAGTTTATTAGCCCAACAAGATTGGACTAAACTATATCAGACTTTCCGCGAAGCTGATTTCCAAAGTTACGATTACGAAACACTACGCAAGTCAATGATTGACTATTTGCGTACATACTACCCAGAAGACTTCAATGACTTCACAGAAAGCAGTGAATATATTGCTTTAATTGATCTTATTGCATTTTTAGGACAAAGTTTAGCGTTTCGTACAGATTTAAATGCTCGTGAAAATTTTATTGACACAGCAGAACGTCGTGACAGCATTTTAAAATTAGCACGTTTAATCAGCTACAATCCTAAGCGTAATTTACCTGCTACTGGCTACTTAAAGATTGACAGTATTAGTACTACTGAAAATATCACAGACAGCAACGGATTAAATCTAAGCAATCTAGTAATTACATGGAATGATAGCTCCAATGATAATTGGCTAGAACAATTCACTGGCATCATCAACGCCGCATTAGTTAATTCTCAAATTGTAGGCAAACCCGGAGCAAGTAATGTTATTAACAGTATTACCACTGACGAATACGGTATCAACATTGTACCTGGTGTAATACCTATCTACAAGTTTACATCCACAGTCGAAGGCATTAACATGAGCTTTGAAGCTGTTAGTGCAACTGCGTCTGGACAAAGTTACATATATGAGCGCGATCCTAAGCCCAGCGGATTGTTTAACATACTTTACAAAAATGATAATCAAGGTAATGGTAGCATTAATACAGGGTTCTTTGTTTACTTTAAACAAGGTGACCTAAAGACCTTAGATTTTAACTTAAGCGACAGCTTACCAAACCGAGTAGTAAACATAAACTTTGATAATATCAATAATACCGATACTTGGTTATACAGTTTGAATAGTCAAGGAACTCCTAGTTCTAAGTGGAAACAAGTTGCCGCAATCGGCGGAGTTAACGTTGTTTACAATACAGAAACTGAGCGTAACCTTTTCCAGGTTAATACTCGTGCCAGCGACCAAATTGACTTGGTATTTGGTGATGGGGCATTTGCTAATATCCCACAAGGTAATTTTAGATTATACTATCGTCAAAGCAATGGCATAACCTATAAGATTACCCCTGATGAAATGCAAGCGGTGCGTATTGATATTAATTATGTTAGTCGTAGCAATAGACTTGAAAGTCTAAGTATTACTGCTAGCTTGAACTATACTGTAGCAGATGCAACTGCTAAGGAAAGTATTGACGATATTCGAACCAAAGCTCCTCAGCAGTATTATACACAGAACCGTATGATCACTGGTGAAGATTATAATATTCTTCCTTTTACAACATTTAGTAACGTTTTAAAAGTTAAGGCCGTTAATCGTAGCAGTTCGGGTATTAGTCGTTATCTTGATGTGTTGGATACAACCGGCAAATATTCTAGTACTAATATCTTTGCTGAAGATGGGTTATTGTATAGAGAACTAAAAGATACTACCACACAGTTTAGTTATTCAACCAGTAACGAAGTTTATAAAACAATTTACAATACAGCCAAGCCAATGATCGGTACCAAAGAGGCTGCTCATTTATACTACTACAGCGTAACTCCTAAAGAGCCCGATGTTAGTATCACTTGGAACAGTACATTGGAAAGCAATGGCACGGCCACAGGATTCTTTGTTGACGGAACAAGCAGTCTAAGAAACATAGGCACCGGGGCCACAGACAATTTAAACTATATCCAAACAGGAAGCTTGTTAAGATTTGAGCCTCCAGTTGGTTATTACTTTGATCGTAACAATGATCTACGATTAGGCACAGCCTCGCTTGGAACAGATAAAACTTACTTGTATGCTAGCGTAAATTCTAGTACTAGCACAGGAGCAGTATTAAGTCAATTAATACCTACTAACGCTAGACTAATTGAAATCATTCCGGTATTCAACAACGACTGGAGCAGCACATTTATTACTAGCATTGCTACACAAATTATTGCTAACAAAAACTTTGGTATTAGATATGATGTGGATACCATGGCCTGGGTCTTAATTGAAAATACTGATCTTGATACTGGAGCATTTGACATCGAGACCGCCGGCACTGGCGCAGACACAAGCTGGTTTATTGCATTTACCTATAGTAATGGAAAATACACTATTACTCAGCGTAATTTATATTACTACTTTGAAAGCATTGCTGAAACACGTTTTTACTTTGATCCAAAGTCAAAAGTTTACGACAGCAACACTGGTACAATCTTAAAGGATACTATCAAAGTTCTAAAAACAAACAGCCAACCAGATAGTAATACAGCACTAGACAAAGACCAAAACTGGAATGTCTATAATTGTATTATTCAAAGTGATGGATATCAAAATACACAAAAGATTTTGATTACATTCCCTGATGCCAATAACGATGGTATCCCCGATGATCCTACACTGTTTGAGACTCTAGTAGCGCCAGGCACTAACGCAACTAATAAACTAGTTTACTTTAAAGAAGTAACTGGTTATAATAGTTTTATTAACTATGAAGTTGTGTCAGAGGATTTAATTAACACTAGCTATGAAACCTACAGCGATGCTGCAAAGAATATCGATCTGTACAGCGAAGGCCAGGTATTTTATACCACTGTAGACGGCGACTTTTATGTACTGACCAGTGGATCTCTAGTTATTAGCACCAGTTATATTAACCGAACTGGCCGCCAAAATTTGTATTTCCAATACAGACACAATGCCACTGGTAATCGTCGTATTGATCCAAGTCCAAATAACATTATGGACTTGTTCTTGTTAACTAAGGCCTACAATACATCATACACAGCTTGGATCCGTGATACAAGTGGACGTATTACTAAACCTGTTGCACCTACTACAGAAGAACTACGAAACGAGTTCCAGGAGTTAGAAAACTTAAAAGCATTAAGTGACACAATCATTTATAACAGCGTTAAGTTTAAACCAATTTTTGGTGACAAGGCCGATGCAGCATTACGTGCAACATTTAAGGTTGTAAAAAATCCTAACGTAACTATCAGCGATAACGATGTAAAGAGTCAGGTTATATCTGCAATCAATTCTTATTTTGATATTACTAACTGGGACTTTGGTGAAACGTTTTACTTCAGTGAGCTAAGTGCTTACCT